TGATAAGATTTCTTTGTTTAATGATTATTATTCTGACTTAATTGGAACTGACTTGTTCAGACAAGATGAAGATTCTGCTGCAATTCAAATAAATGACATACTTCAAGGGACTGGATTAATCGCTACATCTACTGGTAGAAAGGTTGAAATAAAAAATAAAGAGGGAAATACTCTTATTAGTTTTGATACTGAGCCTAAAGGTTCATATTTTGAAACAACATTAGATGAGGCTGATGAGTTGAAGAGAAACTTATTAAGCGTAATAACTTCACAAGTTGGTCCAGAAAGGAAAGAAGAATTAGTTGATAGGCTTGGGCTGACACGGCAAGAACAGGTAGGACAGCCAGAACAGGTAGGACAGCCAGACACATCTAAATATAATCAATAAAAGTAATGAACGAAGAAGCTTTAAAAGACGCATTCGCATTATTCCAGCAAGCTGGATATAATAAATCAATAGAAGACTTTAGTACTCTTGTTAGAACAAATAAGGACGCGTTATCAGATGCTCATAAGTTGTTCACAAATGCTGGTTATAAGAAGTCTATAGATGACTTTGCAAAGTTAATAGGTGTCACTGGTGAGGTTGAAAAAAAAAATCTTGTCGATGGTACTTCTCCAATGGAGCCTATGGACTCTACATTGCCACAAGCAGAAGCAGATACTTTATCGGAGTCAGAAGAATTAACAGGCTATGAAACTCTGAGCCTATTCAAAGAAGACGAGGAGAGTGAGGCTTCTAAAAAGTTTAATATTGGAGTTGAAACTGTTAAAGAAACTATAGGTAGAATACCTCTATTCATAGCAGAACAAGCTGTAACAGCATTCGCTGATGATGAAGAGTTAGCCTACCTAAACAGCCTACCTGTTGACCAAAGAGAGAAAATTATTTCTAACTCATTTTCAGGGCTTGGTAGAATAACTGGGACTGGGTTTGTCCTCACAAATGAGGCAACTGAATTCTCTAATGAGGCTAGGAAAAGAAGAGAAGAGATAGAATCTACACTGAAACAATACGAAACAAGTATTGGAGAGGATTTTGCTAATTTAGACGTAAGACAAGCTACAACTAGGGTTTTTAACGAGGTAGTAGGAACAATACCACAACTAGTCCAAGCCATGATCCCGTATGTGGGGTTAGCAAGTCTTGGTCTTGGAAGTGCTGCTCAAAAAAGTGGTGAGCTCCAAAGAGAGGGTGAAGATTTAGGACTAAGGACATCAGCTAATGCTATTGTAAGTGGAACAGCAGAGGCTGCTTTTGAACTAGTAACTAGGAGATTGGGTAATAAATTATTAAAGGCCTTCAAGGTAAACCCAGATGAAGCTATTCAGAGCTTTGGTAATAGTCTTAAAGAAACATTTATAGATGCCAATCTAGAAGGAGGTAGCGAACTTGCTACAACAATTACTCAAAACTTATCAGATGCACTTATACAAGGCAGAGATGTAGACGTTAACAATGTCATAAGAGAGGCTATTGACGCATACATCATAGGATCTGCAATGGGGGGTACTCTTACTGGATCTGGAAACGCTGTTCGTACTACTAAGCAAGTTGCTGAAAAAAATAGGCTTGCCAATCAAATAAAAGACACCAAGTACAATACGATAGAAGAAGTATTTGAGCCTAGTCCTAAATTCCCCGAAGGAGATTTAGGTATTCCTCAGACCGAAGTTGACAAGGAAACTTTGGATGTGGTCTCTAACTCTGCGTCTAGAAAATTTTTAGCCGAGGGATTGAGAAGACAAGTACGAAGAGGCGATATAACTCAAGAGGATGCTGATGCTAGGCTTAGAGACTTTGATAGAATCAAAAAGTCTAATGAAAGAGTTAATCAAGATGCTCCAGAAGATTTACGCCCTCAGATAGTAGAGAAGCTAAGGGAACAAGAGTTATTATCAGAAGAAATCGAAGTGCTTAATCAGCTTGAGAAAACAACTGGTCGGCCTGAAAAAGAAAACATACAAGAGAAAAAAGATAGAATAGAGGAAATAAACCAAGAGATCAATGCCATTCAAGAGCAAGAAACAGGAGATATACCTGATGCTGAACGAGCCGAAGGTGTACCAGAAGTGGAAGAAGAAGTACGGGAGCCTTCTGTCGAAGAAACGGAAGAAGTAATTGTATATAGAGGCACTGCTTTAGGTAATCGTTCAGATAAGGATGGAGTAACCTATGTGACACCTAATAGAGATTACGCTGCATTCTATGAATCAGGCACTGAGAAGCCGCAAAATATAGCGCTAGAAGAGTTAGAGAAATTAAAAGAACCAATTAGAGGGGAAGCTGCGCCTATTAATATAGAAACAGAAACTGCGTCTCTTTTATCTTTAAATGATTTAGGTTACAACTTCACCACACTTAATGAAGCGAGGGCAAGGCTAGATGAGATTAGGCAAAAACAAAACCCAACAGTCGATGAGATGACCGAAGCCACTGATATATCTAGCGAAATTCCTGAGTCATACGATACACAAGAGCAACTTGATGCAAAGTATGAAGCGGAGCTAGAAGAGTACAATAGACGAAAAGCGGAGTTAGAGGCTCAAGCTGGAGATTATTTGTCTCCTAGAACACTTACAGGAAATTCAATATCTCTTGGAATAGACTTTAGCAGTGATAGCCCTATACAAATATTTGAAAAACTAAAAGCATTAGGTATTGCAAAAGAATTTAAGGGTGGTAATTTCTTAGATAGATATCACTCTGATTTAGTTGCTTACGCTAAAGAAAATAACATAGACTACTACAAAGGGATAGTTGGAGGGGTTCAAGGTAGCCTCAACGAGAAACCTCAGGAAATCATAGTTATAAATAATGAATTACTATCTAAAGATAAGGTAGTCAAAGAGCCTGCTGTCGAAGAATCGGAAGAAGAAGTAGTAGTTGAGCCTAAAACAATAGAACAGCTAGAGGAAGAAAATAAGTCTACATTCCCTAAAATACCTACTGGTAAGGTTTTCTTAAATGAGCCAAGCCAGCCGTCTCCAGAAGCTAGGAAAAGGGCTGATGATGTTATTGAAGCTGAAACAGAGGCTGATTTAGAATCAGAAACTATTAGCGTAAAAGACATAATACCGACTCAGAAAAATCTAACTGAAAGCAATCTTAGAGAAACAGCAGATGTAAGTACTACTGAAGAGCCTATTATTGTAACCGAACAAGAAGGGAAGTTTTATGTAATAGATGGTCATCATAGATTGGCTAATACTATTTTAAGCGGTAATCAGAACGCAGAAGTAAAGGTAGTCAAAGAGCCTGTTGCTGAAGAAACAGAAGCTCAAAAAATAGAATTAGAGTCTATAAAAGAAGGAAGTACAATTACAAAAAGCCCTATTAAAATTTTTAAGGGGATAGGTGGTAAAAAAGACTTATCAGGCCAAAGAATATCTGCCCATGAGGGTGTAAAAGGAGTTTTTTCTTCCATAGATCAAACATTAGCTGAAGAGTATTCTAGGGGGGAAGGTATTGCGGAGGTAACAATACCTTCTAGTACTACTGTAGAGGTTGTTGAAGTAGAATTAAAAGGCAGTCCAAGAGAGTTTAGAGAGAAGGAGGTAGAAGCTATAAATAATTCTGACGCTCAAATAGTAAAACTTATAACTATAGACGGAAGGCTTAGACCTGGCGAGAGAAGGCAATCTCAATACATAATAAAAGACACAAACCTTATTGAATCACTTCAAGAGGTAGTGGTTGATCAAGCATTAACAGAAGAAGCTTTGCCAGGTTACGGAAGAATGATGAATCGAATAGATGATATCATCCAAAGAATGTCCAACAAGCCAGACATGACTAATGCGAAGATATTAGACAGCGTTACTAAGAACCTACAGTCTAGAGACCCCGCATATAGAAGGGCTACTGATTTTCAAAGAGAGCAAATAATTCGTGATTTAAGAAGCAGGTTAGGTGTTAAAGAAAAAGCAGCACCATCAGCTAAAAGAGTTACTGGACAACCTAAACGAAAGAAGGTAACTGTTGACGAGTATTCTTCACTAAAAAGCCAAATAAGACTTGAAGCTAAAGCAGCAAGAGAAGCTGTGACCTCATATAAGAACGCTGGTAAGAAGATCGCTGAGGCAGTGAAGGCTTTGGGTGGAAAAGGTAAAATAACGCTTAGACAAGCTAATACTGTCGCCAAAAAGATTCTTAGAACAAACTTCACAAACACAAAACAGGTGGATGCTCTTTTAGATTATGTTCAAAAGATATATGAAAGAGCTGAACTAGCAGAGATGGTATCTAATGCTAGAGGAAGAATCAAACAGGCTAAGAAAAATCTAGCGTCAAAAGTTGGCACAAACACTGCATTGAAGTCTGTGGTGCAGGATGTTTTGTCTCTAGATCCTACTGATGTTCCTCTGAATCTTCTACCTCAGTATGTAGCACTAGTGCAATCATTCGGAGAAAGAAAGGCTGTACTAAATCTTCCTGAGCAGGGTGTTGTAATGCAAACGGCTAACGCAATACTTGATAGTATTCAGGGGTCATTTGACGTAACTACTACAGAAACAGTGGAGGATGCTAATTATGATTTAGATCAGTCAGTAAAAGAGATAACTGAAGACAAGATAGATACTAAAAACATCCTTAATCCTGACGTTAAGAAGTTAGCTGAAAAGCTTAACTCATTAACCAAAAAGGATATCGAGGGTCTTGTTACTGAGAATAAGGATGGCGTAAAAAACTATGCCAAGGTAGAGAATCTAAAGGCGGTTAAAAGAGAGATGTCTAAAGGATATGCCCCTAAAGTAGCTAATGATTTGATGCTAGAAATTGAGTCCCAAAGAAGTCTTGATTCTCTAGAAAGTGAAGGAGCTATAGCTAATGTTCAGAATAGGGGCGTAATGTTGATAGGGAGAACTATTGCATCAATAAAATCTCTAATTACTGGAAAAGGCATAACTCAAGAGCAATTAAGTGCTATTCCTTTTATTGGAACCTCATTAGACAATGTGCTGGGCAACCTAAACCAAACACAGTTTAGAGAAAAAATAATAGACCCAGTGGCTAACTCATTCTCAATGATGACTGATAAATTACAAGACATCAGAAACGAGTACCTACAAACTGCTGAGTATTTGTTATCTAATGATGGGTTCGTAAAAAGGTCTAGAAATTCAATACTGAAGTCTAAATACAAGATTCAGTTATATCTACTTGAGAAAGAGAATCTCTCCAATTTAGGTAGCAATCAGGTTGCTCCAGCGATTGAGTTTCTTAATGAGACAATTAAGTATCTATCAAAGGATACATCAGCTCGTAGGAACATGAATAAGGAGATACTAGAAGAACTCAGAGAAGAGTTTGCCCCTAATGATGGTCCATTAGATTTTGAAAAGCTAGAGAACAGCTTGAGTAAAAATGAAATGCAGGCTGCAACGTTAATAAATCAGGCGTATAACGAAACCTCATCAATGTATGAGTTCGTGTCTTCTGTAGTCAGGGGTGAGGGATTGAAGCCATTAAACAACTATGTCCACCACTCGGTATTGAAGGACCTTGACGAGCAGAAAAAAGATAATGACTTGACGGTTGAAAGATTAACGAAACCATCAACAAAGTCAAAGACAATTATAGAGAGGACTCCTGGCGCTAAGGCTATAAATTTTGATCCAATATCATCTGCTGATAGAGGTATTAAGATGATGCTTACTGACTATTACATGACTAATCCAATTAGAGAAGTTAGATCATTAATAAATAAGCTGAAGTCTACGCCTGACTTAAATCAGTTTCAAAAGAATGCTTTTGAAGATTTAGATAAAGTATTTGAAGAAAGCATACAGATTGTGTTCGGAAAGTCTCTAGAGTCAATAACAGGTGTTAATAATTTTTTCAACGCAGTTGAGGAGCTTGGTTATTATGCCGCATTGGCGTCAGTGCCAAGGGCTGCAGCAGAGTTGGGGTCTAACTTTGCTGGTGCTGTAATTATGAACCCAAGAACATTTAGCTTAGGTGTTACCAACTTTGGGAAACTTTCGCTAGATTCTACATCTGTCGCTAAATTTGCTGCCGCTATAGGTAGTAAGTCTAGGTCTAAGTTAGCCCCAAAAGGGATTGGAGGAAAGATACAGCAAGAATTAACGAACTATAATGTAACATCTAGGAACAAAGGGGCATTGAATCCTATACTAGATAAGGCTAATTTTATAGCTAAAAACACGACTGGTAGAATTGGCGATGCTACTGCTAATATTGCTCAAAAGCTTTTATCAACTCCTGACATGGCTATATCAAGGCCTATGTATTTCCAGACATTTGTCAATGAGTTTCAAAAAATAACTGGTGAAAAACTGACTAGCGATGACTTGCAAGCTATAGCTGATGGAGACACTAAGATACTGGAGCAATATCCAGACGCAGTGAGCAAGGCTAGAGATGTTGCTGACACAGCAGTGGAAAGGCTTAGTGGAACAACTAATCCTTTTAAACAGCCTTTGAAATACCAACTAAATGTAGGCGATGATATATTCGCTAAAGCATACAAAAAAGCTAACAAGTACATGGCTAGTTTCTACTCTGTAGAGAATAACACTGCCACAGAAGGAGTAGTGGCTTTATTCTATTCTGGTGAAATAACTAGGAGACAGGCTACAGCCTTGTTAGCTATGATTACCACTAGGATGTCTGTATACATGTCATTGTATGCCATGTTACAGTCTTTATTTGATGAATTAATTTCTAATGCACTTGGATTAAGGCAAGAAGAGGAGGAGGATGAAGACTATGGGTTGCTAACAGCAAGACAAGCCGTAGGTTCAATATCTACTTTGATACTTAGGAGAAACCTCGGTAGTGTTTCATCTATACCAATAATGTATGGTATTGAAAAAGTTAATGAAGAATATCTAGACGCACTAAGAGGTGGTGATGAGTATGATAAGTTCAAGAACGGAATGGTTTACGTTCCAATAAGAGAAGGCAAGAGTCCTGTTGAGCAGGGTGTTAGTATGTTATCTGGAGCCAAAGGACCTGCTATCAATACTATATCTAGACTAGCTACGGTTGTTGCGGGTGTTTTTGGTTCAGATAAACAAGAAACAAGAGACCAATACAAGGAGGAGTTACTCAATAGAATGTCGATAGAGGTCTTGGGTAATGTAGGATTACTTCCATTCTACAAGGATATTAGGAGAATGGTTATTGAGGACACCTTTAGTGAGAGAGAGTATCAAAAAGCAATTAGGAAGCTCCAAAAGCAAATAGAGAAGGAGGAAGAGAGATACTACAGAGAACAGAAAAAGAAACGTGAAAAATTTGGCAAGTAATTGCCCTATTGCATCACCTTATTACGAGGGTAGGAAATGAACAGCCTGCCCTCCTTATGATAAATACGTCCCTCTGAGTTTTTAAGTTTGATGTATGCTAGGCCATCGTCAAAGGCCCAGATTATTATTGGGTTCATCATCTTGTTAGAAACCCTGACTGCCTTGTCTGCAAGTACTTCTAGTTGTTTTGATTTTGATACTGTGTCGTACACACAAATGACCTGTGCGTATGCTATTATCTCTCCATTCTTATCGTAGATCCTGTAGTCTACGTCATTTGGAGATAGCCTCTTGAATGATCCACTAAAACCTTCAGTGAACTTAGAGATGGCTTTATTCTGTCTTGGCTTATCATCATCACCATTAAATATCATCCCCTCTTAGCTCCTGAGCTTTAGATTCGTACCATCTTGCTTTATCTAAATCTCTCTCTATAGACTCACCAGGCTTCTTGCCTATCCTCTGTCTATACTTGAACGCATTCATCTCACAGTATGATATAAAAGCATCCTTGCCCCATATATCTACCATCATCTCCCATGTTTCTTTGGTTGATGATTTGTAATGGTTAGGGTTCACAAAATCGTAACTACTCGTCCACTCCATACCCCATAAACTCTTTAAGGTCCTCTAGCTCTTCAATTATAATTTCTATCTGCTCCAGACATTCGTCAAACTCTTCGTCAACAACATATTCATAAACGCTTGCTACAGCGTCATACAAAATCTTCATCTTGAAGTTTATGTAACTAAGTCTGTTATTATCTCTCTCGTTCACAATCATTAGTCTATTGATAATAAAAGTCTATCCCCAGTCTCCTTGTCTATCTGCTTGATAACCCTGTATATTCTTTTAGAGTTCTTCTTTACGTTATTTTTTTCTTCCTTAGTGGAGTCTATACCAAGTTTGGTATACTGAGAGCAATCCATCTTCAATAGCTCGTCAATTTTTTCCCTTTTACTCCATGTCTCGAAGTCTCTGATTTGTTCTACTGAATACATTACTTTCCTTTATATACTTCTGTCTTACAGCCGTGCTCCTCAAGCTCCTTCAGTCTATACTCTTGAAGCTTTGACAGCCTACCGTTCTTTGTTTTTATTTCACTAAAAAGTACACCACTGTCAGGTGGTATAGCTACAATATCTGGTATTCCATTCTTGTTTGTATTGATAAGCTTGATGACGTAGTATCCTTCGCTCTCAAGCTGTTTAATCCTTTCAGCCTGTATCTTTTGCTCTTTCACTTATAATGCCTGTCAAGCGTCTCTAAAACATCCTCAGCCTCTGCTAGAGATCTGATAGCGTCTTGCGCATTATTGTAGAAGTCATCGGTACTGTGGTCCCCTATTCCAGCAGGGTGCTCGGTTAATAGCTCTAACGTGAGCAATGCCTTTTCCCTTTGTGACTCAAACTGTTTTCTTAAACTTGTAATAACTCTTTTCATAACTTTTAGAGATGGGAAGAAGCCTTCTGCCTCTTCCCTAACCCTATTTCATATTTCCCCCTGGTTATACATAATCCTAGCACCGTGCTAGAATACTTTAAATATAGTCAACAATATTAAAACTGCAATCTTTTTTTACTAAATTCAAGTATTGCCTTCATATCTTTCTTAGCTCGTAAATACTATTCTCTGTTCTAAACTTAAGGTAATCTTCTGTATGTTCTATAATCTCCACGATGACAGTCGTTTGCCATGTGAAGGACTCATTAAAAGGCGACATCAGAAGGCTTCTTCCTATTGCAGGTTCATCGTGCTTTGACTTGAATGTTCTGTCTTCATTCCATTCTATCCAAATAATCTTAGCTGACTCCCTGACCAGCTTATCTCTTTCTCTTACCAAACGATAGTTTAGGTCGCCAAAATCTAAGTTTAGTTCTAATTTTGGCTGCTCTCCAGTTAACATTTTTTTATAAATCTCTAATACTCAAATTCCACATCAGACCAACCATATTCATTTCTTTTTGAGCCCATTTTTTAGTGTATCTGAATCGTTTTCTGATTTCATTAACACCCCACTCATGCCACTCATCACTTTGGGATATGGTCATAGTCCATTCGTTGTACCATTCATCTTTTCTATCTTTGATGTCATCGAAGGTTACATCATGGCCTGCAATCTCAAACATTTTGTTGATTGCATCTTCAATAAACATATCAATCTTTTCTCGTTTACTTAATCTTTTAGTCATAATCCTATTATTATTTCCCATTTCAACCACCCGATGATGAGTTCTAAATCACCATTTAGCTTCCTCGTATGCGTTATCTTTATATACGGTAAAAGGTAGATTTGTCCCCATACCCTACATATAGTTGTTTTCATTTCTTTTCTGATCTTTGGTTTATAAATTTATACAAGTAAGTATTTTTTAAAGCAGTAAAGAACTTCTTCCCTTTACTACTTAACACATACTTTGTAGTGTCTCTGTATATTTTACCAGAATGTGAAACTTTAAATTCACTCATTTCTTTTCTGATTTTTGGATTAAGTGCTTTACCAGTATGAAAACATGATGTTTGTTTTTCTATTTCTTTCAAAGCCTCTAACAGTTCATCGTTTTGTTGCTTCAAAGGTTTTATTGCTTCTCGAATAGCGTTTAAAATTATTGATTCAATATAAGTGTCATATGGTAAGTCGTTAGACTCTGCAAAGTATTTAGTTGCTTCTAATATTTCTTTTTCTTTATCTGTCATTTCTCTTTCTCTATTGTTTTCAAACCATTCATTGAGTAATTCTACCAAATCTATAGCATCTTCTCCTTCAGTGAAGCCTATGTGTTCATCATTAATGTAAACGTCGTATCCTGTTCGATAACAACACCCATCATCACAAGTGTGCTGCCAACTTTCTAAACTTATATTCATTTCAATAAAATTTTAGTCCCACCATCCCTGTATGTTATGTTCTATAAAATCCCAAAGTAGTTTATGGGATCGTTTTTGTTTTTCTTTGGATTCTAAAAATAGTTTTCTTTCAACTTTTTTAATTTCTTCTGAATTATCCCACTTATCATATTCATGTTTCAAATAAGAAGAACCATCACCTCTGACAGTATCTTCAAACCACCAATCCAAAACATTCTCACCATAAAGTTCTTTTAGTTTATCTTGGTATTCACACCCATACTCTTCATCATAAACTTTATCCATCAATTTGATTGCAGTTCTGATTCTTGAAGCATTATGTTTTGCAGATAAAGTAAATGCTCTATCTGATTCTAAAAACTTAGCCTGCCTTTCTAATTGTTTTTTGAAAAGATCTAATGAGTAACGATAATCGAAATCAAACCCATTCCATATCATTGGTAAGAAATCAATCACTCGTTGTACTTGTCTATATTTTCTTTTGAACCAGTACATTATTTTTTAATTCTTTTAACTGTTTTTCTAATCTTCCTACATCCCCCAAAACAATACTTGCATTAGGGTCAAGTTCTTTTATCTGTTCTGCCAGCTCTTTTTGTCTACCTCTACTATAAAAACCTCGTTCTATATCATCGGCAAGATTTTGTAGATGTTCTGGTGCACTTATGGAAATACGAAGGTCGTAATCACTCCACTTTGTTTTCCAATCCCAAAAGGCGATACCTTTAGTTAGTCGGCGATGTAGATTACTCAATCTTCTATTTCTAACTCTAACAATAGAATTATCATTACCAAACAAGTGTAGGAATCTTAAGAACCATCGTGGACACCATACAGGTTTGGCGTTATAGTCCAATGAAATTACTAATGGATATAGTGCTTCATAATATTTACCGTCAGTTTCCCAAACGCTCGTCCCTAAATATCTGTATTTTTCTGCAAGATTCTTTGGAAAGAATACTGCTCGAATATCTCCCCACTCTAAATCACGAGTGTGAATCATTCCTTTACTTCTACCTTTCCAGAAAAGGAGTGACTGAAGAAATGATTTTAATTTTCTACTATTTTTCATTTTTACTGTTCTTCTCTAAGTATTCCCAGATTGATTCGTGAGAGTAACATATTCGATTACCCTGTGCATCAAACGCCTCTAACCCCTGTTGCCCAAAATCATTCTCCCAACAATACCAACTAAACCATTCTTCTCCTCCCGCTCCATATATTTCTTCGATTAATTCGTTAACAATAGCTT